GAAATCGGGGAGCCATCAATGCAAGTCTACGCGTCTTGCCCCAATGTGTAAGCCTTGCGTACCGGATGACATTTTGGGAATCAAACCCATTAGACTGGGTCCGATTAGGCAGACATTGTCTGTTATCGAAACAAAACAGGAATGAGGTAGAAATCAGATGCGTGTCGCGATTGTTGGTGGAACGGGTTTCGTCGGCTCCTATATCGTCGAGTCGTTGCTGGACGCAGGGCACGAGGTCAGTGTGCTGGTGCGCCCGGGCAGCGAGTCGAAGTTGCTTCGTGCTGGCGATGTCAGGGTTGTGTCCGGCGACATCGATGCACCCGAGGCGCTGGACGAACTGGGTGTGGACCCAAAACTGGTAGATCAGGTTGGCAGCACCGACGGTCAGCAGGACCTCGAGAGGAAAACCCACCACAAACAGGGGCACGTAGAAAACCCACTCAAACAGGAAACCCGTGCTCGATTGCCGCAAAGCGGTCGAAAGATTGTAATCCTCGCTCTGGTGATGCACCGCATGCGCGGCCCACAGTACCGATATCTCGTGGCCGCAACGGTGGCGCCAGTAGTAGCAAAAATCCCAGCCTACTGCGGCAGCAATCCAGAGGGCTATTCCGCCCGGCGACGAGTCGAACCAGGCAATCGGCATATTGAAGGCCGCAAAATTTTCGAGCACCAGCCCCCATATCAGGAGTTTCAACAATGCCGTGAAATAGCCCGTGGTTGAGCTCAGCATACCCAGACTCAGGCTGTTGATTGCATCACTACTGCGATACAACCCTCGTCCACGCGCTCGATCAAAACCCAGCTCGACAGCGATTGAGGCGATAAAGAACGGCACTGCCAGCGCAATCAAATCCATGCCCTATAGTACCGCTATCTGCTCGATCTGCGGTAAGCTCCGGCGCTCTCTTCGGAACTGAGCCTAAAATGATCCACCCTGCAGAACTTAAACTGCACCAGTTTATGACTGATGCCGCCAATGGCAAGACAACGTTCACTGATGAACAAGCCTTTGACATTGGGGTTGATGTTGCAAACGCAGTGCTTCGTCAGTTCGGTAGTGGTAAGTCACGGGAAGAGTTTACATTAAGGATGTCCAACATTGGGCGTCCTACTTGTCAACTATGGTTTCAAAAGAACCAACCCGATAAGGCATTACCCAAGCCGACTACATTTGTAATGAACATGATGATAGGAGATATTGTTGAGGCTGTTTTTAAAGGGTTGCTTAAAGCTGCTAACGTGGAGTTTGAAGACACTGATAAAGTTAGCCTTACAGTGGGAGATAGTAATGATACTAGGGTTTCTGGCTCTTATGATCTTGTCATAGATGGTGCTGTTGATGACGTGAAGTCAGCATCACCTTGGTCCTACCAGAACAAGTTTGATTCCTTTGCTACCCTAGCTAAGGGTGACGGGTTCGGTTACGTAGGGCAGCTTGCAGGTTATGCCAAAGCATCTGGCAAACGTGTAGGTGGATGGTGGGTCGTGAACAAAGGCAATGGTGAGTTTAAATACGTACCTGCTGATGGACTTGACCTCGACAAAGAACTTGATAAAATCAAGTCTACTGTTGAGACTGTAAACAACAATGAATTTAAACGTTGCTTCAGTCCAGTACCTGAAATGTTTCGTGGTAAACCCACAGGCAATAAGGTACTAAATGAAAACTGTCGTTTCTGTGATTTCAGATACGAGTGTTGGCCCAACATGGTTGAAGAACCATCACGGGTAAGTAAAGCAAAAGACCCCAAGACGGTGGCATATATAGAGGATTGATTATGTTAGGTGATTCAGAAATAGAAGAACTACAAAATGAAATAGCTGCTCTTGAGGAACAGCTTACTGCTCTGAAAACAGAGCTACGAGAGAAACGATTTGCAGGTGTGCGTGAAGCAATGAAGGCACGTAAGGAAGCAGATCAGCTACTGAGTGAAGAGCTTAGGGCATTGGGTGTACGCCGTGTGAACTGGCATCCGTTTATCTAATGAACGGTAAGCAGTTTAAGGCTGCACTAAAGCATGGGTATAGGAGTGGGCTAGAAATCAAAGTCAAAGACTACTTGAAGGAGAAGAAAGTCAAGTTCAAGTACGAAGCCATCAAGATTGAATGGGAAGACTTGATGTACCGCACCTATACCCCTGACTTTATATTGCAGAACGGTATCATCGTAGAGGTGAAAGGAAGGTTCACATCAGATGATAGACGTAAGCACGTAGCAATAAAGAAACAACACCCAGACCTAGACATACGGTTCGTGTTTGAAAACAGTAGACGTAAGCTAAGTAAGGGTGCCAAAAGTACATATGCTACATGGTGCGAGAGAAACAAATTCTTGTATGCAGATAGGGTTATTCCAGAAGAATGGTTGAAAGAAAAAGGGATTGACAATCATCCAGACTTAGTAGTATTTCCTTATGACAAAATAAAAAGGAGCTAAACACATGCTAAATTCACTAATTAACTTTAACCCTAATGATTTCGTTATCCGTATCTCACCAGAAGTAGATGACAGTGGAGATTGGACAGGTGACCTTACAGTCGGTATGCTAACAACCGACGACAACACAATGAAAGCAGAGGACTTTGCACATCTAAAGATGTTGACGGACATGTTGATAGCTGCTATACCTTTAATGGAGCAGGATCATGATGTAAGGCGTAAACTGTTCAAGCTAGTTGATCAGATTGATGCTGATGAAATGGCAGAAGACAAACCGTTAATAGAAGAACGTGACGGTAACGTAGTTAAAGTAAACTTTTAGAAAGGAGATACGAATGGTAGACAATGTAAACAGCCCACCACACTATAATCAAGCAGGTATTGAATGCATTGATGCCATTCGTGCCGCCACTGGTGATGGATACGAGTACTATCTACAAGGAAACATTCTTAAATACATGTGGAGATACCGATATAAGAATGGTGCAGAGGACTTGAAGAAGGCACAGTGGTATTTGACCAAGCTTATTGAGGAAGTAGATGATAGTTAAAGTATTCTTAACCTTGAACATAGATGAAGATGAATACCCAGTTCCTGTAGACGGAGAAGTTGATGAAGAGATTGACCAGAGTTTGCAGGAATTTATTTATGACATTGATGGAATGTCGATCAAAGCAATAAAAATAATAACGGAGTGAACATGAACAATTTTTTACCTACAGACTATCAATCATTCATTCACACATCACGGTATGCACGGTGGTTGGATGATGAACAACGGCGTGAGTCATGGCCTGAAACAGTGACTCGTTATATGGAAAATATTGTAGCACCCCTACTGGATGATGGTTCAGATTGGAGTGTATACGGTGAGATTGAAAATGCAATCCTTAACCTAGAGATTATGCCAAGCATGAGAGCTATGATGACTGCAGGTGCAGCAGCAGCACGTGATAACATTTGTATGTACAACTGTTCGTACATTCACGTAGATCATCCGTTTGCTTTTGACGAAGCAATGTTTGTGCTGTTGTGTGGTACAGGCGTAGGCTTCAGTGTTGAACGTCAGTTCGTATCTAAACTACCTGAAGTACCTCAACTGTACGACAGTGAAACAACCATCGTAGTGAAAGACAGTAAAGAGGGTTGGGCTAAGGCTTACCGTCAAGTGTTGTCACTGTTGTGGGCAGGAGAGATTCCTAAGTGGGATGTCAGCAAGGTACGCCCTGCAGGTTCACGACTAAAGACATTCGGTGGACGTGCCAGTGGTCCTGCACCACTAGTTGATCTATTCAACTTCACTGTACAAACATTCAAGAATGCACAAGGCCGTAAGCTATCATCAATTGAATGCCATGACATCATGTGTTTCATCGGACAGATTGTTGTAGTAGGTGGGGTACGCCGTTCAGCAATGATCAGTTTGTCCAACCTTAGTGATGATCGTATGCGTCATGCTAAGTCAGGACAGTGGTGGAACGAAGCAGCCTATCGTGCACTAGCAAACAACAGTGTGTCGTACACAGAGAAGCCAGATGCAGAGACATTCATGCGTGAATGGTTGGCACTGGTGGAGAGTAAGTCAGGTGAACGAGGAGTGTTTAACCGTGAAGCATCTAAGAACCAAGCTAAGAAGTATGGCAGACGTGATCCTAACCATGAGTTCGGGACGAACCCGTGCAGTGAAATCATCCTCAGATCGGGCCAAGTGTGCAACCTTACAGAAATTGTTGTACGTGCCACGGATGATATTGAAAGTCTGGAACGAAAGGTCCGTCTGGCAACAATTCTGGGTACTATACAGTCCACCTACACTAAGTTCCCATATCTGCGAAAGATGTGGCGAGACAATACTGAGGAAGAACGATTGCTTGGTGTGTCTCTCACGGGGGTAATGGACAATCCCCTTATGACATTAAAAAATAAAGGACTAAATGCAACACTTTCTCACCTTCGCCAAGTGGCTGTTGATACTAATGCTGAGTGGGCTGATCGTCTTGGAATTAATCCTAGTACTGCTATTACTTGCAACAAACCATCAGGCACTGTGTCCCAGTTGGTGGACTCCGCAAGTGGAATCCATGCACGACATAACGACTACTACATTAGAACCGTTAGAGGAGATAACAACGATCCCCTCACAACCATGATGAAAGATCAGGGTATTCCTGCTGAACCTTGTGTGTTTAATCCAGACACCACTACAGTGTTCAGCTTCCCTGTGAAGTCACCACGGGCTGCGGTTACACGTAATGACATGTCAGCTATTGAACAGCTAGAGACATGGCTTGCCTATCAACGACACTGGTGTGAGCATAAACCATCGGTGACTTGCACAGTCCGTGACGAGGAATGGCTAGAAGTGGGTGCCTTTGTGTACAAACACTTTGATGAAATGTCAGGTGTGTCATTCTTGCCACACTCAGATCATACTTATCAGCAAGCACCTTATCAGGATTGCACTGCTGACGAGTATAAGGCATTACTAAAAGATATGCCGAAGAAGATTGATTGGACTAAGCTATCCGCATATGAAAAAGAAGATAGCACAAAGTCAAGTCAGACATTTGCTTGCACTGGTGATTCATGCGAAATCGTGGACATCGGAGCATAGGCACTATACCTTCACCCTGTGTAAAGGTCTGTCGGATTGGTAACGATGGATACTGCACAGGGTGTCATCGCACTATTGACGAAATACGTGATTGGTGTATAATGTCAGAGTATGAACAACAGAAACTTTTATTTGAACTAATATGGAGAAAGGAGCATCGTAATGATTAAGCATCCCTTTAACAAAACTTGGTATGACCAGTTTGACAATGTGGCAAAGAAAACCCTTGCGAAGTATTTACTAGGCAAGGGGCATGAAGTTAACAATGTCAAAGAAGATTACAATGTAGATGTCGTATCAACCAAAGAGGACTACACCTACTTCAATGAGGCAGAAGTCAAACGTGCATGGAAAGGTGATTGGCCTACTGATTGGGCAGAGATACGTATCCCTGAACGTAAGAAACGTTTGGTTGAAATGTACAAAGAGAAGAACGGAGTACTTAACTTCTATGTATTTCGTAATGATCTAAAGCAAGTGTTTCGCATCAAAGATACATCACTGACAGAGGATCGTTTGAAGGAAGCAAAAGGACGTTACATCCGTGCAGGTGAAAAGTTCTTTCACGTACCATATCAAGAAGCAGAATTAATTAACTTAGCATAAGGAGAGTTTACATGGCACAACAACAACTAACTCGTAAGCAACGTGGTCTTGGCAAATATGATGCACCGTTAAAATTTCAACACGAGAAAGGCTACAAAGATTTTCGACGGGGAGTCGTCGTTAATCCATTCCCTGATGATACAATGCAATACAGGGAGTGGGAACGTGGGTTTAACAAAGCCTATTACGAGCAGTTAAAACGGGTGAAGGAGTATGAACAAGCTACAGGACGAGGCTAGAGCATTTATGGAAACTAAATACGAGAACTTGAACTTCAGGTCATACCAAGACATGGCATCAGAAACTGCGATCTATAAATCTGAACATCAAGTAATCTACCCTGCACTAGGTTTGGCAGCAGAGGCAGGTGAGGTTGCTAATAAAGTCAAAAAGATTTTACGTGATGGGAAGTTTGATCGTGAAGCAATAGCAGACGAGGTAGGGGATTGTCTGTGGTACATTGCAGCACTGTGTCGTGATCTAAATGTAGACATGACAGAACTTGCAAAGAATAATCTTCGTAAGTTACATGACCGAAAGGCTAGGGGTGTTATCTCTGGGAGTGGAGACAAACGATAAAAAAGAGGGGGCTGTAATGGCCCCCTTATCGTATCTGATTACCGTATAATGTTATCTCTCTGACTGTATCAATGTCGTTAAGGTCTGCAGGTCCATTCTGTGTTTCCCACAATACCTGTGCTCTTCGTCGTACCTTCTTAGGTAGTTTGTTAAAGCCTAAGTATACTTTGGTTTCATCCTCTAGTTCAGCCATAGATATTTTACGAAACTTGTTTTTCTTTTCTATTAGGTCTTCTTCAAACTTACGCATGACTACAGCATCAAAGTAGTCATCAAAGGTACGTCCACCTTTTTCTTTTTCATCCATAAACTCCCAACGATTACGCAGTTGTTCTTCTTTGTTTTGCAGTTTAGGAACGTAAGTCTTTAACCATTCACGTAGGTGTCTATTCATTACACGTTTCTGTGTTGGTGATTTAGAATAAGCACTAATTTTAAACTCATTGTATCCTTTACCTTTTAAGTACGCAGCATACTCAGGGTCAGCTTGATAGAAGTTTAGACCACCAAACAGTTTCCATGCAACACGTTGACGTTCTGATGTTTCAGACAGTACAAATTCACGTGAAGGTAGGTCTTGTTCAAATGAATAACGTTGTCTGAAAGGACGTTCAAAGTTATCAATAAAGGTAGCTTTTCTATTTAACGTAGGCTCTTCTGCGTTGTCTAGGTACTCGTTATTCATAAACCCTGTAACACGTGCAGCATCTAAGACTTGTGCATAAGGAACTAGGAACGTAGAGAAGTAGTTACCTAATGCAGCACCTGCATTTTTAACTGTAGTTTCATTAATAGGGTTACCTGCAAACACATTAGAAACAATGTCGTTTAGTATGTATCCAGAAGGTCCAGTTCTAAAGTTTGTACCTGTTAAAACTTCTACAAGTTCATTAGTATTATTCTCTATCCAATTATCAAATGTGTTTCGTCCCTTATTTGATTGTTTTAGTAATTCACCTATCAATAGAACAGGACGTAAAGGAAATAGTGGAGTAGAGTCTATTACATAACCATCATCGGCATTTAGTTTTGTATAATCTTCAGGTGCATTCTCTGAAGTACGATACAAATATGCTGCACCTATAAGCATAGCACCCTGTAAGTTCTTGCCTATCATGTCACGTTCTTTACGTGTAAAGGCACGGCGTTCACGTTTAATCATTTCGTCCGTAACTTGTTCAGCTTTTATTCCGTTTGATTCAGCAATAAGTTGACGAATATTATCTTCAGACTTAAATGCTTTGTTAACAAAACGTGTAACAGGTATAAGACTACCTGCACCGTACTGTGCTAGTAGTTCCATACTCTTAAACATGAACCGTGGGAATGGAAGTACAGTAGTCAAACCATTACGAACAATAAACGTGTTTAACTGTCTAAACAATTTGATGTCTGGTTCGTTTGCATAGGTTAAGTCGAGGGCATTGTACATAGCTTCATCGGCTATATCAATAAAAGAACGTGCACCTTCTGGTCTGACACTAGAAGCATCTGTCATAATGTCACGTATCTTACCTTCGTTAATAGCTTCAATAAGATCAATGTCCCAATCACGTTTAACTAGACGTTCTACATCTGCAAGGAACATACCATTACGCAACATAAATTCTTGCCATCTGTTTGGTGTGTTTAATATTGCTGATACATCTTCGCCACGTGAGATAGCAAAGTCTACTACTTTACCTGCTGTTGACTTGGCATTACCCCTACCCATTTTCTTTTGTAGGTCTGCCATTTGATTATAGAAACGGTCAAGGTTGTCTATCAGTTCAGGTTGATTCATTATCAGTTGGGTATATTCTTTTGCTGCTCTTGGGTTAGTAAACATTAGACGCATGTGTCTAAAAGAACCTTGCCATGCTTTGCCTGTATAAGGTATAAAAGATTTACCAAATGCACTAACACCACCGTTTTCAAATTCCATAAGGGCATTGTCCATTATCTTTCCAATACCTTCCATTGGAGCACGGATAACGCCTGACAACAAGTTTCGTTGTGCAGTAGCAATCTGAGAAACCATCATACCACGACGAATGTTTTCAATACGCATCATTGTGTCACGTATTCTGTCTTGGCTTTCCAGTAGTTTCTTTTGTTTGTATGCTTCTCTTTGTGTAAAGGGACGAGCACGTTTAATCTGCGATAGTTGGTTCAATGCTCTACCTGCTTCAGATGCAGAGCCAACAACTGTCATCACATAGTCTTCAAAACTAAGACCGTATTTAGCTAGTGTATCTAATAGCTCTTGTCCACCAATTAGTTCATTTTGAACTGTAAGATTAAATAGGTTGTCAATAACCTTGTTGTTGTCATCCCATATACCCATACCAAGAGCTTGCTCTTTATCACGCAAGTCTGCAGCTACGGCTACAATGGCATCAAACTTTTCAGGTTTTAGTACAGCAGAGAACATCTCTCCTTCTGACATAGACAGATTAACTGCATCAGAAATATCAATAGAGTCTTCACCTCTGCCAAGTACAACTTCTTGTATAGTACGTTTTTTTGCACTTGATACTTGTTCTAGTTTTTCTTTTGAAACTTTACGTGCAAGCTCTGGATCAATCTCTAGCTTACCGTCTACCATGCGAGATATTTTAGTGGTCTGCATACCACTTTCTTTTAATCCTTCTTCAAACTCTAAGATTAACTGAGCAGATACTTCTTGACTTATACGTGCTCTAGCAGAGGCACGTTCTTTTTGTTCTTGTGCTTCAATCTCTGTGTTTGCTTTAGCACGATTGATGTCATACTTTTTACGCCAAGCAACACGTTCTTTCTTCACCATCTCTTCGTCAGGTTTACTAGACTCTACTTGAGAAGATTTACTTTTACCTGCTTTAAATTCTTCTGCTTCTTTACGTAGTGACTCTTCCCAACTTTCAAGGTCAGACACTGCATTGTCCATTTCTTGAAGTGTTTCTTCTTTAACTTCACCTTCAAGTGCTAGTTCTGCTTTAGCTTTATTGTGCCCACGAATATATCTATATGCTTTAGCAGCACCTTCAAGTGCTCCACCTATAATGAAACCTTCACCTGCATTACGTAAACGGTTTTTGAAAGCAGCATCGTCTTCATCTATAGCTAAAGCTTCTGTAACAGCATTTTTCATCCAAGGAAACTGTTCATACATACTTGAAATGTTTGCTTCGTAAGGATCAAAAGCAGTAGCATCTGCAATAGCCCCGTTTATAAAACCGCCTTTAATCCCACCAATACCCGTAGCTCTACGTGTAAGGGCAAAGCTAGTAGCAAACTGTGCCATTCCCTCTACAAACCCACCAACTACAGTTTCGGTGTCTGGTATGGCTTCCTCGACAGTCTCAGACACATACTCAGTTGCACCAATAATGCTGTCTTTTAAACCTGCTTTACGTACACGTTCACGGTTCCAGTATTCTATTACTGGCAGGTAGCTATCTGGGTTATCTTTAAATACGACACGGCCTAAATTAAAGTAATCTTCAATTGCTTCGCCTGTTTCCTCAAAGAACTGAGCAGTTTCACCTACAGCTTTTGCTGCACCCTCTGGTATAGCAGTAAATATTTCTTGTGCATAGTCACGATAACGATAACCAAGAACTGCACCTACACTATTTTCTCTTATTGCATCATCTACAACTTTGTTTGCAGTTTGCCATGCAATTTCGGTATCTGTTTCTGGTTCTTTTTGAAGAAACTCTTTCCAAAGTTTTTCTTTTAAAGCATTAACCTCTTCGTGTCTTCCATTATACATACTTTCTATACTAGAAATAGTAGCTTCTTCTGGGTCTTTAGGATTAGCTTTAAGTATTGTTTCTTCTGGGGGAGTTGTTTGAATTTTTGGAGGCTCTTGAGAAGTTTTTGTATTTACAGGAGCATAATTTAATGTGTCGTCGTCATCATCCTCTTGTCCTTGAATAGGAGAAAAAGAAGTTTGACCTGAAATAGTATTTACAGGAGCATATTGTAAGATGTCATCTTGTTCCATTAAACTACCTTACCTATCTTGTATTATATATGGAGCACCACCTAATTTTTTATTAGGTATACCTGTATATAATGCTACCCTAATATTATTATTATTATCTTTAACAATAATAATACTTGCAGTTGGACCTTTTTTAGCAAAATTATTTGCCCATTGTCCAAATACTTTTTCAGGCATCATAGGTTTATTGTCTAAATCAAAGTACTGAATAGTAGGGTCTTCTGTTTCACCTGTATCTGAAGCACCTTTTTTGGCAGCATCTGTCATTAAAAAAGTACTTGCTTTATCATCTGCATAATCCATTAGTTCTATTTCTGCTGCTTCTTGAATGCCACTTGCTACAGCACTTAGATTAGCTACTTGTTCAGGTTCAAATTTACTTCCAAAGTTAAACATTCTATTTGCTGCATCATAGTTCATTAATGGACCAAAATATGGAGAACCTTGAATTTCTTCTATAAGGTTTCCAAAATCTCCTGCCTCTTTACCTCTGTCGCCAATAGCTTGTGCTCTCATGCTCTCATATAATGATTGAGGGTTTTCTGAAATTTGTTGTATTGCTTCTGGGTCTTCTGTTAAAGCTATTGTTTCTAAAATTACAGCTTGAGCTTTAAGAGCTTTGTCTATTGCATCTGTATCATCTTTTAGTGTAGCATCTACAAGGTCTTGCGTACTAAATGCAAGTAATTGATCATTACTATTTGCAACTCTATTTGGTTTAAGTGCTTTACGAATACCTGCAAAGTCAAACCCTGCTACAGGCGCAGGTGCACTAGGTGCATCAGCAGTTGGAATAGCTGCAGTTGTTGCATCTGTAGTTTTAATATTTGTTTGTACTTTTTTAGCTGTGTCTAACGTATTGCCACCTGCAGTATAAAATGTTTTTGCATCATACCCTGCTTCATTTAATTGATTGCCAATAGTAACTGCTTCAGTTAAATAACCAAGTCCTTGTGTAGCCATAGCTGCAGCATTATCTTTGCCATAAATAAATGCAGCACGACTAGTAAGGTCTTCAATGTCTTGATTACGTCTACGTCTTTCACTGGCTGCTGCTGCACCTGCAGATAAAGAGGCACGGCGTTCCATCATTTCACGTTGAAATTTACGTTCAGATGCTAAACGTTCTTCTTCACGGATTTCTTCTTCTTTCTCTTCAATTGACTTAACAATTTGTTGAGAAGCACCTGCTAAGAACCCACCAAAATTAAATGCCATTACTGCCTCCGTGCCATAAGACCCATTGGTTCAGCCTCTTGTGGTTCTGTAGGCTCTTCCATTGGTTCTTCTTTTTTACTCATTTCTTCCTCAGTACTTTCCATTACGTCTGGAATTTTTTGTAGTGCTAGTCCTATTTCACTCTCACTAATTTCATCTTTATCTTTACCACCTGCAAGACCAGTATTGTACTCTACCCCTGCTTCGTCACCTACATAAGCAAGCATTTCAATAATAACAGGCGTGATTAAAACACCTACATCAATCGTATGCTTTCCTTGCATCACACCACCAATTTGCAATGCTTGTGCAATAGTTGTAAGGGGAATTCCCATTTCCATTACATTTAGCAAATCATCTTTAGTATTTGGGTTAAGTACTTTTGGTGCATAAAACTCTAAAGCTTCATCTACAGTTGTATACTGTGGTGGATGTTGCCAAGGTGAGGCACCAAGTTCGGCAGTTAATCCTTGGCCTGGAATAGGTGCCATAAACATTCCTTCTTGATTAGCCATTTAACAATGCCTTTCGTTGTTTACGAACCTGATCTAGTGCATCTAGCACAGAGTCA